TGACCAGGTGCCGGTGCTGCAGTTCAGCGAGGTCGGCAACGGCGGAGGCTCGGCGGTGACCGCCTCTCTGTACTGGCTGACGCTGGGCGAGGGCATGCTGCGAGGCATCCAGGTGCGCCCGCTGACCCCGGAAGACGTCGGCCTGCTGCAGGACCGCAAGACCTTCCGCACCCATATCGCCTGGGACATCGGCATGGTGGACGAACACAAGTATTGCCTGGCCCGCATGGATTCGTGGACCAACGCTCCGATCGTCGCATAGGACGCTCGCCATGTCTGTGCTGTTCACGCTCACGATCAACAATCCCTCGACCACCTTCGACAAGAAGTCGGCCGAGGTCGGTTTCATCGCGCGCTTGCTCGATGAGGTCGAGAAGGAATTGGGTCGCGGGCGCGGAACCGTCACGTCCGGCACCATTCTTTCCTACGACATCAGCCTCGACAGCCCCACCGCGCAGGGAAGTTGGACCTATACGCCGGTTGCATCGAACCCTTGAAGGAAACGACATGAGCAAGCTTATCCGTCCCGCGCTGCCGCTCTACCACCGGGGCATGGCTTTTCCGGAAGGCGTCAGCCGTCGAGCCCTGATTCGCGGCATGACCGATACTTCCGAGATCGGGATGCTGCAGGGCGACCGCACCTATTCCTTCGACGCCAACATGGGGTTGAGCGATGGCGCGGCGGCATACGCCGCATCAGGCTATGCCCAGTATAACGGCGCCGACGGCATCGTCGATCTCGGTGGCAACCAGAACGTCACCATTACGCTGCCCTCGATCGCGGACTCTACGACGATCACGCCGCAGCAGGCCCGTATCGACGCGGTTTGCGTCATCGACATGACGGCGGTGGTCACCACCGGTACCGCATCCGAGAAGCTGATCGTGGTGCTGTCCAACGACCCGTCCTTCGGCGCCGGCAACGTCATCATGGCCGGCATGATGGAGTTCGGCGCCATCGCCTCGCAGGACATGCCCAACGGCTTCGTCACCGCCGCCCCGCCCGCCGTGGGCGGCTCGCGCTACGAAATCCCGTTCACGTCCGAGCAGAACAACGTCAAGTACGAGTACGTCAAGATCTACAACGTGATCGCCAACTCGGGCTCGTTCACCTATCGGGCCTTCATCGCAGTGTTGCCGGAGCCATAGCCAATGACCGATACACCAGAGCCGCGCCGGAACATCCTGCCCAGCGATGTCGATGCCCAAGGCGGTGTCGTGCTGTGGGATCATGGGCCGCGGGAATATACCGCCGTCCCCGGCGACACCGAGGAACAGACTGCGGCCAAGAAGGAGCAGCGCGACCGTGAGGTGGCGCAATGGAAGGCCGCCAACGGCGAGGAGCCGGTGGTGCTGCGCTTGCACCAGAGCGATGCCGCGCATGCAATCGCGACCGATCCGGGCCGCTATAGCATGGAGCCATCCGATCTGGACGAGGGCGAGATCATCAAGCGCATGGAGGAAATCAGGGCCCGGCGTCAGGCCGCGCTCGATTCGCCGCAGATCGCGCTCGACCGCAAGACCGCGATCGAATCCATCATGAGCGATCGGCGGTCCGCCGTCAGTGCGGCGGCGGTTGAGGAGCGACCTGCCTCTGATGCTGTGGCAGCAGATGCTGCCGCCGAGCGCGTCGATACGCCACCTCGGCCCATTCTCGGTGAGCCGCACACTGGCGCGGATGGACCCGCATGGTATCCGCCTCAAGGAGAGCAGTCTTGAGCGAAGCCCAACTCTACCCCGGCGTGAAGATGTCGACCAGCGGCAATACCGATCTGCCGCCGAACTCGTTCGACATCCAGCAGGTGATCCTGTGGGATATCGGACCGCCGAAGCCGGTGGCGCCGAAGCGGCCAGCCATTCCGGAAATCCTCAAGAAGGGCAAGGAAGGCGACGCCGAGTACGATCTGGCCAAGATCGAGATGGCCGAATTGCTCGAGGATTACGCCACGGCGCTGAAGCGCTGGAAGCAGGACAAGATCGATTCCGCCGACTGGCATAAGCGCAACGATGGACCGGTCGAACTGTCGTTCTGGTCCTGCGATGCGGCGGACGCGCTGGCGCGTGACGCCACGGCGGTCGCCGAAGGCCGGCAGTCCGAGCTTCGCTATTACGTTTCCGCGCGCACCCGCGGGCATGGCAACCGGCCGAACCGCGGTCTGCCCGAGGGCAGGAAACCCGGCAAGGGCCAGGCCGAGCTGGAGCGCAGGGAGCGTGAGGGCGACGCCGATCTGGTTGCCGCCCGCAGGGCCGATCCCGTCTTTGGACAACAGGAGATTCGTCCATGAACTTTCGCAAGAAGATCGCCGGCCTGATCGCCAGCGCCGCCATCCTAGCGCTGGCGCTGCTGCCGATCGCGCCCGTCAAGGCCAACGTCCAGCAGCTCTGCCAGGGCGATGTCAGTGGCGCTGCGACCGGCTCGCGCACCATCGGCGGCACCAATAGCGCCGTTCCTTCCGGAACCATTTACACGCTGAACGGCGCCGGATGCGCCGCGATCAAGGCGCAGGATGTCGGCTACTTCCTCAGCCAGGGCTACACCATCGCGCAGGGCCTGCCGGTTCTGCAGTTCGTGGTTCCCGTCGCGGCAACCGGCACCACCGATTATATTGTGGGAACTCTGCCGCCGAACGCGGTCATCACCGGCATCTACAACTCGAACACTGACGCCTCGCATGCGGTGACCGGCGGCATCAACATCGGAACCACTTCGGGCGGCGCCGATATCGTGGCCGGCGCCAACTTCCTGGCCCCCACCTCCAGTGTGCAGTTCGTGACCGACGCGCTGACGCTGAAACGCATCTTCTCCACTACTGTAGGGCAGGCCATCCACGCCAACGCGATCACCTCGTGGAACACGCCCACCACCGTCACCATCACCATCGCCTACACGTACTTCTAGCCGACGCTTCCTCCCTGCAATGACTGGCCGCCGAGGGTTCGCTCACGGCGGCCTCTTTCTGCCTCGTCCCTACTGTGCGTTGCGCCGCCCGGTAGCCGCCCGCAAGGTCGGCCATGTCCTTCGAATGGCCGATCAACAAGCTGGGCTGCATCAACTCGGCATTGCTGCTGACGGGCGACAATATCGTCAACGTCGCCGACGATGGCTCCGACGAATGGAACGTCGGCTCCGAGGCCTATGAGACCGCGATCGGCTATATCAGCGAGAGCCATTCCTGGGGGTTTGCCAAGAAGGTTGTGACGCTGCAGCCGAGCCCGACCGCGCCGGCCGACACCGACTGGGACACCGCCTATCCGCTGCCGAAGGATCTGGTGTTCCTGCTGTGGGCCAAGATCAATCAGAACTCGTCCACGCCGCTGCCGTTCAACACCAACCAGCTCACGCTGTACGACATCCAGGCCGGCCCGACCGGCCCGCTGCTGCTGATCAACGCGCAGGGCGGCCCGCCCCCGCCCAGCCCGCCGCAGACCCCGTGCGCGGTGTTCATCCAGTACATCTCCAATTCCGGATTTCTCTGCGATTCCACCAGCGGAACACCGACCCTGATCGCGTCACTGAAGCGCTTCATCATGGCCGGGATTCGCAGCGGCCTGCATGAAGACCCGGCCGAGGCCAAGAGCGACGAGCAGGCCGCCCGATCGCTGCTGCAGGAAGCCCGCACCCGCTACGACCAGCAGAAGCCGAAACGGCGGTTCTTCAACTCGCGCATGGCCGCGTCGCGCCGTATCCGCCGGCCGTGGCCGCAGCAGGGCACCGGAGAATGGGGCAGCGGCAGCGGCTCCGGGACGCCCGGTTGAAAGGGGAGGTCTGAATGGCCATCCCGAAGATCCTGGGAGCGCAGCGCGATTTTTCCTACGGCGAAGTCGATATCGACCTGAAACGCTCCGATGAGCATCCGGCGTTCAAGAACGGCTTGCGCCAATGCTCGAACATCCGGCTGCTCAAATCCAAGAAGCCACAGAACCGGCCGGGCCGACGTGCGCTCTACCCGCTGTCCGGCGCGGTGGTGCGCACCGAGCGCATCACGATGTCGCCGGGCAACATTTTCGATATCCAGTTCGGCGCCGCGCTGGTGCAGATCGTCAATTCGGCCGGAACGGTGGTGTTCACCTCTGCGGTGCAGGGCAACGGCGGTGCACTGCCGTGGACCTCGGTGACCGCCGATAACGTTGTGTTCGCCGTGCTCGGGCTCAACATCACCATGACCTTCGCCGGGATGCGGCCGCAGGTGATCTCCTGGGATGGCGTCTCGGTCTGGGTGATCGCCGATTACCAGGAACTGCTGGTCGGAACGCAGAAGCGCACGGCATTCTATCGCATCTCGCCGCAGGGCAGCGCGATCCAGCCTTCCGCGCAAGGGCCTCAGGGCGCCAGCGTGACGGTAACTCTGAGCGGCACCAACCGGTTCACCGCGGCATGGGTCGGATGCCGCATCCGCTATGTCGGGCGGCAGCTGCTGGTCACCGCATTCAACAGCCCGACGCAACTGCAGTGCACGGTCGAGGAAACCCTGCCGGGCACCCAGACCCTGACCTTTGCGACATCGATCGCCAACACCTTTCAGCTCGGCGACGTCGTGATCGGCGGTACCTCCGGATCGAAGGGCTACATCGTCAACGTCAATACCGGCGCCAACCAGATCACGGTGCAGCTTCTGACCGAGGGCGTCTCGGCAGAAACCATCTTCAGCAACGACCCCGGCGTTCCGCTCGGCTCTCCGCTGGCCTTCGTCAATTCCGAGACTGTCGGTGGTCCCGGCGGAGGCATCGTCACCAGCGCGGTCAGCGTGATCGGCGCCCCGAGCCTTGTTCCGATGTGGGACGACGAGGTGATGAATGCACTCAACGGCTATCCGGCGTCGTGCTTCGTCGATCAGTTCCGGCTCGGCTTCACCAATTTCCCATCCGTGCCGGGTGCCATCGCATGGTCGGCCATCAACTCGCCGACCGATCTTTATGTGACGGCCGGTCCGGCCAACGCGCTGTTCGAGATCGCGCCGGACAAGGTGCAAATTTACTATGTGGTGCCGGGCCCGGAAAGCTCGGAGTTCGTGTTCTGCGACCACAAGGTCTACTATATCAAGGTCGATGCGGTGACCCCGCTGGAGCCCGGCAGCGTCTCGTTCCAGACCTTGACCGGCGACGGTGCCGCGCAGGTGCAGCCGCGCGTCTCGCAGGACGTGATCTTCTATGTCAAGGCCGGCGCCAAGAGCGTGATGGCCGTGGTGGCGCCGGGCGCCTATTACCGCCCGTTCAACACCAAGAACGTCAGCCTATATGCGAGCCATCTGTTCAAGCCCGGCATTGTCGCGCTGGCTGCCCCCAACGCCGACGGCACCTTCGTCGAGCGCTATCTCTACGCGCTGAACGCCGATGGATCGATGGCGGTCGGCCGCTACGAGGTCAACGATGGCGTGATTGCGGAAGACATGGGTTGGGGGCCATGGTCCGGCGTCGGGGCGGTGTCATGGATCGGCGCCAACTTCGCCGACGTGATCTTCACCTCCAAATATTTCGGCACCGGGATCCTGGAAATCCTCGACGACACCCAGTTGCTGGACGCGGGCTTGCCGGTCAACGCGCTGCCTGCCGCATTCACGCCGCCGGGCGGCAAGGGGCCGCTGTGGTGGATACCGTCGCAAAGCGTCACCCTGATCGACCAGGGCAACCGGATGATGGGGACGTATCAGATCGATGCCAACGGCTTCATCATCCCGCAGTTCAACGGCGGGGAAAATCTCAGCCTGGCATCGCTGGTCGCCGGCCAGCCGTGGACCGCCGTGATCGAGCCGTTCGTGCCCGACGCCAATCCCGGAACCTCGGTGCATCAGCGCATGTTCAAGCGGCGGATATCGCGCATGGCGGTGGCGGTGGAAAACTCGACCGGCCTGCTGCTGGCGCGGCTGTTCTCCGGACCGATCACTCCGACCTCGCCGGCGCTGGGCACCATCATGAATACCCGCCGCATCCCGGCATGGAATCAGGGTGACAACCCGCTGCTACCGCCCCCGCTGCGCGAGGATGTCGAGCGCTGGCGGCCGCTTGGGCGGGCCTACGATCCGCGCGTCGCCATCATCAAGGACACGCCGGGTACGCTGCTGATTCCGGAAATCACGCTGGAAGTGAGCATCTAACATGGGCGCCGCCGCCGGACTACCACTCGGTCTCTCCATCGCCTCCGCCGGCCTCGGCGCTGTCAGCAAGGGCATGGCTGCGTCCGGCACCGCGTCCGCCGATCAGTACAAGGCCGAACAGCTTGATCAGGCCGCGCAGTACGGCGAGCTGAAGGCCACGCAGACCTCCGGTCAGATGACCCGCAACCTGTCGATGACGCTCGGCCATATCGACGCGGTGCGCGGCGCCATGCATGCCGATCCCAATTCACCGACCGGGGCCGCGGTGCGCGATTATACCGAGGCCGTCGGCACCGAGCAGAAGGACATCACGGTCGACAGCATCACCGCACAGGCGAAGATGGACGAGAGCAATGCGGCCTATCTGCGTTCGGCGTCGAGCTCGGCGCTGCTTGGCGGCGATCTCGGGATTGCCGGTTCGCTGCTCAGTGCCGCCAGTCCGCTGATGAAGGGCGGTGGCGGCGGCATGCCATCGATCAACATCCCCGGTTTCAACCCGATCGCCGGCGTCAGTGGACAATAGGCATGGCCGACATCATCCCCATGTCGACCCGCCAGATCGTCACCTCGGACGCGCCGCAGTCGCGTCTGTCCGGGGCCGATATTGCTCAGCCCTACGAGAGCCTGGCGCGCGGACTTGATGCGGCCGGCCAAGGATTGGAGGCGGTTGCGGTGCCGCTGGCCGAGCAGGCCGGCGCCAAGGCGGTTACCCGCGATGCCGACGGCAATATCCAGGTCGAGCATGCCCCGATCCTCGGCGCGGCCGGGAATGCCTATAACCGGGCGGTCAAGGTCGGCGCGCTGGCGGAAGCTGATGGCGCGGCTCAGCGCGCCGATATCGAGATGCGCGAGAAGTACCGCGACAACCCGCAGGGCTATCTCGCGGCGGCCGATAGCTTCAAGCAGGAGCAGATCCAGCAGATGACCAGTGCGGCCGGCCCCGAAGTTGGGACCGAGCTCGGCCGGGTGATCGACCGCACCACCACCCAGACCTTCAAGGGGCTGCTGAACGAGAAGGAGCGGCTCGACCTGCAGAAGGCCGACGCCAACATCACGACCGGGCTCAACTCCGCGAGCGACGATGCGCTTGCGCTGGCCCGTCAGGGCGCCCCGCTGGACTCGCCCGACATGAAGGGCGCGCTCGACAAATACACCACCCTGCTCGACGAGAAGCTGCAGAACCCGCGCCTCGCCTACACCCAGGAGCAGCACGATTTCGACGTGCAGCAGTTCCAGGGACAGCTGGCCGGCGCGCGCAACCTCTATCACGTCGATCAGGTCTACAAGACGCAAGGCTATCAGCCGGCCGTTGCCGCCGCCCAGGATGTCCTGACCAACCCGGATTACAAGCTCTCGCCGGCGCAGCGGCAGGCCTACTACAGCCACGCCATGGGGGAGATCAGGGCCAACGAGGCGATCCGCCGGCAGGATA